CAAAATCGTTTACAATTTTTGTGAGATCAACAACATCATCCTCACCGTCAACATACTTTTCTGCATCTCTGCTAGACAGTGCTCTGTTGTAGTTCTCTAAAAACTTTTTGAATGTTTTTGCTCTAAGTCTTCTTAGTTCTATGTTAAGGTATTCTAAAATGGCTTCTAGTTGTTGCAATTGACCAAATCTTTCTTCCACAATACCGGGAAGTGCCGCTGATGCACGTTCAAGATTACCATAAACTTTACATTGTTTTTTGGCCTCGAGAAGTTCTTTGTCAAAGTATGCTGTGCAATCTGGAATCTTATCTAGGTTTCTGCTTACTTCAAAATACCAATTAGTCGTCATTGTATCTGTCGTCGTATGGTTCGTCTTCATCCTCTTCCTCGAACACTGTGTTAATCGCTTCTTCTAATTTAGGATCATATTCCGCAGACGCTTTTATCTCGTCTGTGTCAACACCAATGTCTTCGAGGCTTTTTACAAAGTCTATACCCATATCCAGTTTTTGTCTTTCTGGTACGTAATGCACTATCGAATTCCATAGTCTCTCTATGTCTTCGTGTGTGAAATCAATCATTTTTATTTTTCCTCTGGTTTGCTTTGTGATAATTTATCAAAATCTGCCATAAGCATATCTAATTTATCACCAACCCAGGCTTTTCTGAATTCTAAGTGTTCTTTGCCTGACGAGTCAATATATTTTAGTCTGTTTCCTTGCTGAGTCAATATGCCTTTTTTCTCAAACAAATCCACTAATCCACTGTAAGGATCCATACCTGTGTCATATGGAATTTTAACTTGTACACTCTCGAATGGTTTAGCATATCTAGTTTTCATCACTTTACAAGCGGCCCTGATACCCCTTACATCCGATATCTTGTTGCCTTTTTCGTCCTCTTTCAGTTTTAATTTCTTCATCGCTATCACTATAGAACTGGCATATATGAAACCCTGTCCGCCTGATATCTTGTCATCTGGATCAAACATGTCCTGTGATGCGTATGTGTGGTTGGTTGCTATAAGTCCCACGTTCCAACTTCCAAACATGTTCACACAGTTTCTTACTAGTGCCGTCAGTGCCTTTGGTTTTCTACCAAGGTCACCTTTCATCTCACCTTTCTCGAATTGATCAACGTCTGTTGGTGTCAGCAACATGCCCAAACTGTCAATAACGAATAGCACTTTTGGTGCGCCTTCCTTGTTGTCTGCGTGTTCGTCTTTGTATGACTTCATGAATTCTGATACTGTTTTTGCAACGTCGTCTATCATAGATAAACTTAACTTTAATAATTTGTCTTCAGACGTGTCCACTTGCAAAGCCTGTAACCATTGTTCGTCTAATGCGTTTTCCGAATCAATCAATATCACAAAGATGCCTTGTTCCTGTGCGTTCTTGATGATGTTTCCTGATGCTATGTAGGATTTACCCGCACCCGATTCTCCTGCAAGTACAGATACTTTTCCCAGTGGTACACCTTTGTTGAAATCTCCGGATATCAGATAGTTCAAAGCATAGTTGCCTGTTGATATCCAGTCAGTTGGATCGTTAAAACCGATACCTAAACCCTGTATCGATTTGGTTATGTTCTTTCTAAATTTTGTTACATCAAATACTTTTGTCATAATTGTCCTTTATTATAGTACACAAGGCCTCGATTGTCAATAATCAAGGCCCTGGTAAAATGTCAGATTATTTTGCTTGTCTTGATCTTATTAACTTCAAAATATCTTCTGCTCTTTTGGCACTGTCCGTTGTTGGTTGTGCCGCGGGTGCAGGTTGTTCTGCTGGTGCTTCTGGTTGTGGTGCTGGAGCAGTTTCTTTTACCTCAGCATTTACCGGATCAGCAGTTCTCTCAACTGCAACGGGTCTGTCAGCAGTTGGCACACTCACCTGACTGACTTGCACTCCTGCAGGTCTGAAATACTGTCCGTATTTCTCAAGATCATATGCTTCACCATCCACAGATTTTTCAAATAACTCTTTGATTATTTTTACTTCTGCGTCGGTTGGTTCTTTTGGTCTGAAGTCAGACAAGTTGTGTAAGCCGTGCGTGTCAATTGCACTTCTTTCTGCTTCGTCTAATGCTCTTTCCCTTCTTGACCATTTTGAAGTTGAGTAGTCAGCATAACCACCCTTTGTTGTCTTGTTTATTCTAAAGTCAACACCTCTCACACTGTCAGTTGGCAGTTCTTCCATTTCTGGATCAAGCAATGCCGCTCTGATTATGTTGAAAATTTGTGGACCAATTATGAATCTTCTAATTGGATTCTCTGGTGTTGTGTCCTCTGCTAAAGGATTCTGAACTACGAAACCTTGGAAAATATAACTTTTCTTCTTCCAATATTTTCTGCCCATGTCTTCCATGCTCTTGTCTTTGAACCATGGTCTTACTTCTGTAAGAATTGGACATGTCTTACCGTACATCTCCATACAAGGAACCTGCACAGTTACCGGTCTCGAATCTGTTTGACCTTTGATACCTGCGAATGGTAACTTGATCATGTTTCTTTCAGTCCAGAAAAATGTGTTATTCGTGTCCTTATCTGGTAAAAATCTAACGACTGCTTCGTCGCCTTCTTTTATATTCCAGTGTGGATAAATGGCGTTGTCACCGCCAGTTGATGAACCCGAGCGACTAGGTTCTTGAGATTTTAGTTTCGCTCTTATTTCAGCCAATGTAGCCATAATGTAAGCCTCCTTTTGTGCCTATGTTGTTGCCTAAATGTATATTAAGCATTATCACTATAATATACACTGATATTTATCTAATGTCTACTACTATTATTGGTAATTTGTCTAATTTGTTCCACAATTTTTTACACACGTTGGCAAAAAATTTTTTGATGTTATAGACTGTGCTATGTCAACAGTTTCCAACGGTGTGTTGGCAAGATAGCAACAAGGAGTAAGCACACCGGAAGCATTCAAGAAAATACTTTTGAGTGCCAAGTGCATACAATCATTTCTTTTGACGTCGTGTGATTTATTTTTACCGGTATTCTTGTTTAGTATTTGGCCTTTTCTTTGCCATTGTGTTTCGTGTTGACTCCATGGGCGGATGTCCAGGGTTTCTCCGGTCCGATAGTGCAGTGCAGTCTTGGTATATCTTGCATTTTTTACCAGTTCAAATTTTTTAAATCCAATCTTTGTTGAAAGTTGTAAGCAATTTTTGATTTGATGTTCGTTGTGGGCAAATGGCACAAACTGCCATATTGCATTGCCTCCCTGGTCTATGAAAGACTTTGCATTTTCTATGATCTTGTTCCAATTAGTTCCTTGCCTGTAGATATGGTGTGTGTCTTGTAAGCCGTCTATGGCAAACCACACAGTCAAAGATTCTCCAAACTTGAGAGCAAGTTTTTTCCACCACTCCTTAGAACGTAGACTGCCATTTGTGTGAAGTTGTAAAACCAAGTTTCTATCACTTACCACTTCCAACTGTTTGTCGATGATTTTACTGGCACATGGATCTCCTAGATTACCGCAAAATTGTACTGTCTTCAGTTTGGGCAAAGATTCTATCACATCGTGTAAACGCTTTGGTGACAGATCTTCCAATGTGAAATTGGTCAAACCGTATCCGTTGTTGTTCCGTCCACATGACGAGCACCAAGCATTACATCTAGTGGTGGGCTCTACATGTAGCCATTCAATATTATCCAACATATGTAGGATATTTAAATGTGATTTTTGTTAAGGTATTATTTCTATTGGTAATTGGCTAGATTTTTGATACGTGCTATTTGATCGTCGTATGCTTGTTCTTCTTCTGAGAAGAAATCTTCTAATTGTAGGCCCGCAAGTTCGATTGCATCTTTTAATGTGTATTCCTGATCGCCCACTTTGAACTTGTCACCCGCCTTCATGCCTGCCGCCTTGGCTTTCTGTACTGCCTGTGCGAACTGGTTGCCTTCCTGTGCTGGTTCTTCCGAGTTCATTATTTTTTGCATACCCATTTTTTTTAGTTCTGGTCTTGCTTCTTTATCTAATAGTTCTAAGTCGTCTATTCTGTTTTGCACCATGTCTCTTACGTCTTTCACGCCATTTTCTTCTGCTGTGGCCATGTCATCAAGTAGTTCGTCGTCAAACATAAAACTTAATATCATGTCAACAGTTTCTTCGCTTGCCGGTCTTGGTTCTGACATAAAGTCTTTGTATCTCAGATATGCCTGTTTGAATTCTTCCGGGTCTTGGTCATCGTATGCAACTATGCCACCTATCATTGTGCCTTCGCTCATTTTCAATGGTTGCTTGAATTTGGCTTTCATTAATTCTTTTTTGCGTTGGATCATTTTTCTTATCAGTTCACCGTCTTTAGCAGTGTTAGGATCCATTTGTAGGTCCTGCAACGCTTTCAATTTTGCTTCCTTGTCTTCTGGATTCTTTGGCTCTGTGGCATACTCATCAACACCATTATAGTTGTGCCAGAACTCTTCCATGTCCTTGCCGTATTTTTCTACAAACTCTTCCTTGGACATTTTTTCAGCATCGTCCTCCATCTGTCTTTTTACACCACCTTCGTTCACAACAGATTCTGCCCATGCTTCGAATTCAGCGGCCTCGCCTCTGGCTCTCTTCGCCAGTTTAGGATGTTTCTTTGGATTAAACTCTTCTGGATCCATTCTCACTTCGTC